GTTCAATGTTCCGGTGCATTTGTACCATTCCCCGCTCGGCTCGACCTGCTTGATAACAAATTCGTCCGTGTCGGTTCTGATATATCCCTCCTCTTTGATGTCCGCTGCATACCTGTTTGTCTTTCGGAACTCGAATGTGATTTCCTTATCTCCGGTCTTGAGAGTGCTTGTGATACACGTTTCTTTTATTCCGGATAAAATACACACCTTTTCGTGTGAATCATTGTACAAATCCATCTGACCGCCTCCTATAACCACATAGGTTTGTATTGAATTGTTACGATTGCATTTTTATCCGAAAAAATGATGTGATGTTCTTTATCCTTTCCGGTTTTCAGATACGGAAATTCAAACATTTCCACATCTTTGAATTTGTTTTCGCCATCCATTGTTACGAATCCGGTCTCTCCATCAATCACGACTGTCGCACCTCTCGGAATTGTCTTTATTGTTATTTCATCCGAAAGACCGTTGATTTTCATTGTCTCGATGTATTCCAGTGCTGTGATTGTCAATCTGCATGGTGTCCACCTGTTTCCTTTTGTCTCGAAAATTATTTCATTTTTCTCCTGCCACGAGATTGTCACATCGTCGCTGAACCAGTACCCTGTGAACTTGAACGATGACTTGTATCTCTCTTTTGAGATTGTCTTTTCCGGTGCATTCGCTGTCATAAATCCCTTGAATTTTCTCCGATATCCGTCAAGTGTCAAAACAACACCTTTTTGCAGGAGTGCATTGAAGTCGCTAATATGTGTCATGACTTCATCTCTGTCTTTGCCTCTGAAAAGCACTTCAACCGTGATTCCGGACAGTGGTGTATATGTCTCTGATTCTGACGGAATCAAAGCACCCTCGAACATGTCCACTGTCACGGTTGTTTGAGGAGGTGCAAACTCGACCGATAACTGTTTTGCATCAAATTCTCGAATGTCTGTGCTATCTATTTTCATTCCTTACCTCCTCTTTTTGTGTGCTATCGCTAGATTGTCACTCACCTTGTCAGTGGTCACATTTGCGACCTCCTCGCTGTCGATATATGTGTGTACCTCCACTGTTGCATTGATATTCTGATTGATTGTTTGTATCTTTCTGTCAAGTATTGTATTGAGTTTCGCGTAAAACTCTGAAAGCGGCAATATTGCCTCGTCTCCTGCCTCTCCTCCTACCATGAGGCTGTTTCCGTTGATTCCGAACACTGTCGGATTTGTCATGATACCACCGTTTTTATACCATTCAATCGAGAATGACGGGAGTGAACCTTTTCCTCCGATTCCGTATGGTGCTTTTCCTCCGTTTACACTGATGTGAGGGAGGTTCAAATGTGGCAATGACCACTTGAAATTAAACACGCCCTTGATTTTTTCAATCACGCTTGAAACGGTTGACTTTGCACTCTCAAGTTTTGATGAAAATGCTCCCTTGATGCCATCAAGCACCGATGACACGGTTGACTTTGCTGCTCCCATTTTTGAGGAGAACGCCGACTTGATGCTGTCGAGTTTTCCACCCGTCAGAGTGTTCGCCGTACTCATGAGAGAGTTCATTGTGTCCTTTACGCCCGTGAACGTAGCAGACACGATTCCCTTGATTCCCCCGCCTTTTTCACTGTATGCGGATTTCATGTTGTTTAGTTTCGTTGACACATTGGACTTTGCCGTCTCCATGAGTGAGGTTGCCTTGTCCTTTATATTCGTGAAATCCGTTGACCATTTCGTTTTTATCTCCGAAACTTTTGAGGAAAATCCGGACTTGATTTCCGTCAATTTATTCGATGCATTGTTTTTCCATTCGGTCATTTTATTCGCGACCGTGGTTTTCATATTCTCCCAACCTGTCGAAACATTGGACTTGATGTCTGAAACCTTTGTTGAGAAATTCATCTTTATTTCGTTCAGTTTGTTTGATGCATTGGTTTTCCATTCCGTCATTTTTGTTGTGACGGAGGTTTTCATATTCTCCCAACCCTCGGAAACCTTTGTTTTGATTTCCGATGTCTTTTCAGAGAATTTTGATTTGATTTCAGAGAGTTTTCCTCCGGATAAATTATCAACGAATGTAAATCCTGCTGAATAATATCCTTTGATTCCCTCCCATCCGGCAGCAACAACGCCCTTGATACCGCCTCCATTTTCTTCATAGGCGGTTTTCATGTTCCCCAGTTTTTCCTTTGCCGTTTCGGTCGCTGCCGACATGACATTGTGAACCGTGTCCTTTACGCCGTTGAATACTTTCGATGCAGCTTGTCCTATTGTGCTGTTTTTTATGTTGTCGCCGATTTCCTTGACCTTATTCGTGACCGCCTCTTTCGCTTTCGTGAATGCTCCCGTGATGGTCTCTTTGATTGCATTGAATTTTTCCTTGATGTTGCCCCATAATTCGGACAGTTTTTCCTTGACCGTATCCCAGTTTTTGTATAAGGCGACACCTGCTGCAATCAGTCCGGCAATCAGTGTCACAATCAGAATAATCGGACACAAGTTCATGACTGCGTTCAATGCGGTCTGTGCTGCCGTCATTCCTCCGGTTGTTGCTGTGGCTGCTGTTGTGGCTGCCGTATCTGCTGCCGTTCCCGCTGCCGTGGCTGCTGTCTTTGCCGTAATCTTTGCGATTATCTTTGCAGCTCCGGACGCAAATTTCTGTCCGGTCGTTACCGTGTCGGAGATTCCCTTTGCCACTTTTCCGAATCCGATTGACAACGGACCGATAGCAGCAACCACAAGACCGACTTTGAGGACTGTTTCTTGTTGTGCCGGAGAGAGCGACGTAAACCATTTTGTCAACTCTTGAATCTTTCCGGTCAATTTTTCAATCATAGGTGCTGCGGATGTCTGTGCTGTGGATGCCAGTGTCGACAACGCCAGTTTTGCGTTGTTCATTGCAACCTTTGCATTGTCAATCGGGTCGAGTGTTCCGTTGTAGGTGTCCTCGACTGTTGAACCGTATTCCTCCATTGATGACGAAAGACTGGTGAGGTCAATTCTGTTCTCACGAATTGCCTTTGTCATTTCCGCAGCACCTTTTTTTCCGAACAATTCCGTTGCAATCTGCATCGCCTCGGTCTCTGTCTTTGCGTTCTTGATGCTGCCGATAGTATCTGACAACGCCTCGTCCATTGATTTTCCCTCTGATGTGGCGTTCTGTAATGCTTTTTTCAGACCCGCCATTGCTTGAGTTGAATCAACACCGTTTGCGTCGAATTGAGCCATTAAATTGATTGCTTGAGGCAACGACAATCCCATTTCTTTGAATTGTGCGTTATTGTCGAGGACATATCCCTCTAATGTATCAACAGAGATTCCTGTTTCCTGTGCCTTTGCCGTGAGCAATCCTAACAGGTTTCCTGTCTGTGATGCATCGACGTTCCATGCTTTCATGATTTTGTCGACTTGGTCAACTGACTGTGTGACGTTTGTTCCGTTGATTGATGCAAACTGTACGAACTGCTTTGAGGTCTTTTCAAGTTCTGTTCCTGTTGTGTGGAATCTTGTGTTGACTTCTCCGATTGCCTCGCCTACCGTTGACATATCCTCCGGCATTGTTCCGAAAACATTATCCGCAGACTTTGTCAACCCCTCAAGTGCCTTTCCGGTTGCTCCGGTCTTTGTTACTATGGTGTCATAACCCTCGTCGAGTTCCGTGAATGCTTTGATTGATGCTGCACCAATGCCCGCAATTCCGGCAGAGACAACCGACATTTTCTTTCCGAAACTCTCCATCTTTGTTCCTGCCGTATCGCAAGCAGTCGCAAATTTTTCAAGTTTATTGTCTTTTAATTGCTCATTAACATTTTTCAGTTCTGCCTCCATATTCATGAGGGCAGTCTTTGACTTTTCTGTCTTTACTGTCTGATTTGCAAGAGCCGTCTCTGTTTTCCCGATTGCCGTTTCATTTGCCTTGTACTCCTGTTCGAGTTTGTCTAATTCCTCTTTTAAAGCTTTTGACTGCTCGGAGTTCTTCCCCGTCTCCTCTGTCGACTTTGCATAGGCTTCTTTCGCAGCGTCAATCTTTCCCTTGAGTTCCTCCTGCTTTGTTTTCTGTTCTGACAGTTTCTTTGTCAACTTTTCCTGTTGCTCACTATTTAACTGCACAATGCCTTTCTGCACCGTGATTTTTTGAGTGAGCGATTCGGCTTTTGCCTTGAGGCTGTCTGTTTCCGAACCGAACAACTTTGCTTTCGTTGCTGCCGTCGTATATTCCGCAGACAGGACTTTCATTTGTGCTGCTGCCGATTTCATTTGTGACTGGTAATCACTTGAATTTGCAGAAATTTTGACGCTTGTATAAGCCATTCGGTCGCCTCCTCTCTTACTGATTTTCGTTGATTGTGTCTAATTCAAAACGCAAGTATTCCAACAACGTGACAATGTTTTCTTTCATGCACTGACTGTATGAGTTTTTCAAAAGCCGAATCGCAATTTTTACAACACGGTCGACAATCTCCCCGCAGACTTTCCATTGATTTTCCTCCGGTTCTTCCGGCTCGTCCTCATATCCGTTTTCACGGTCGTATTCGTCAAATGCGGACTTTTCTTTCTCCACCTGTTCAACCTCGACAATGTTCAATAGTTTCTCTGCAATTATGTTCTGCATCACAAAATGAACCGTCTTGATTGCCGTTAGAAAATCAATCGCATCAATCTCCCCGATTTCTGCAAGTGTCAATTCATTCTCGAACAACTCCTGCATTATCTTTGTATTAAAAAACATCACTCCGGAAATCTTTTCCGTGCTGTTTTTCTCCATGAGACTGACATATTTTTTGTACTGCTCCACTGTTATGGAGTTGATAAAATATCTTTTCCCGCTGCAAGTGACCTCTATTTCCGGTATCACTTGCCATTCTGAAAATTTTTTTCTATCTTCTCCATGCGTTTGGTGAGTTCTTCCCCGATTCCTGCGTCAATGAACTGGAACTCAAGAATCAAACCTGCTGCATCCAGTCCGGTCTCCGGATTCTTTAATTCCTCAACGGTGAACTGGTCTCCGTATGCTTTGCAGACAAACATCGCCATTATTTCAATGTCCTGTTTTGTATATCTCGGATGTGTGTCAATCTGCTCCGCAATATCGAGATACTCCGTGTATGTATCAATCGACATTTTCGGCATTGTGAACTCTTTGTTGCTGATGATGATTTTTCTTTTCATGGTTTATCCTCCTGTTATATATCCCTTGTTACGCTGCTGCGTCGTTCTTTTCCTGCACCTTTGAAAACCAACTCTTGATTGCTTCTGCTGCCTTTGTGTTCTCTTTCACAAGATTTGATTCATCGACCGAAATCTCATACGCATTGTCAAGACTTCTCTCGTAGAATGAACCCTTGATGCTCTTTGTTGTCGGAGACAATTTGCCCTCTTTTGTGCTTGCCTCCTCACTGATTCCCTCTGCAAACTTTCCGGCGTATAACCATTTGAAATCATACTTTCCGTTCAGTTTTCTCTCACGCCATCCGACAGCGACCTCCGGTGCTTTGTCGTCGGCTGTCTTAATGAGGAAACCGTTCTCGTATAACTGCCCGAATAAAATCTGTCTGTCCTGTGGTGCAAGTGCATTGACCTCAAGTTCGACCTCTGTTCCCTCGTATGAGTTGATGACCTCCTCCGTTCCGTCATCGGAGTAAATCTTTTCAGAAGTCCATTTTTCATCAACTTTCGCTTTGATTGCTCTTGCCAGTTTCACCGGAGTTCCCGCAACATATCCTGTTGCATCATTCTGTGTGATTTTTGCGATGTAGAAATCCCTACAACCGCATGTTCTACTTCTAACAATCTGTGATACTGTTTCGCTTAATGGTGTTACTGTTTCAGTCATGTCTATTCCTCCATTTCATAAAATTTTGAAAATCTTTGTGCTTTCATATAGATTCCGTCCTCCGGTTTGGAATCGTCTCCGTTCCTGCCCTCAAACGAAAAGTCTTTTTCTTTCATGAGTTTCTTGATTTCCCTCGCAAGTTCAACCTCGTCACTCTCCGAAAAAATAGTGACCTGCAATGACAGCGTCACTCCCTCCGCATCATCATCTGAAAAGTTCTCGTCGACTTCTCCCAAATCCCACAAGGTCACATGTGTTTTATGGATGTCCTTGTCATACCACCCTTGCATGACAGTGATTCCCCTGTCTGAAATCTGCTGCAACGCACCCGATGCGTCTTTTATGATGTCCGGACTGTTCACGCTATCACCTCATTTCATTGTGTTGTCTAAATAGGATTGATACTCCTGTTCTGCGATTTTTTGCAGTTCCGCATCTGCCTCACGCCCTGTCGCATAGATAAATTCTTGAGGCGGTCTGTAAATAGTTCCCCAGTTAATGAATTTCACATAAAAGTGTTCGCTATTATCCGACTTTTCCCATCCGACATCCGCTGACGCTCCGGTGTCTTTCACCTTGACCGCCCCCAGTGGAACGCTGTCCGCTGCGTGTGATGTGACCGATGATTTTGAGCCGAATCCTCGACCGCTCAACTTTATATCTGCCGATTTTGGAATCTTCCCCGACATAATGCGTTTCACGACGGGTTCACCCTGCTCAACAATCTTTTTGTTGACCGCTCGGATGTCCTCGTCGCTTGCTGCATCCTCAAACGCTTTTACAAGTTCCTGCAATCCTTGAAATTCCATTTCAATTTTCATCGCATCCCTCCGGTGTCAGATTATGACACTATGCTCCCGCTCTACATTTCAACTGATATTTCCTGTCGTCCGTGAACATTGGAGACGCATCATATATCTTGAACTCAACGCCTTTGTACACCGCATAGAACTCTTTCAAGTTCAGTCGGATTTCTTCCATCTTGTCGCACGTTCGTGTCTCAAAAACGATTGTGTTTTCAAGTCCGGTCTGCAAGGCTGTGTATTTCTCATTTGTTCCCAAATTCTTAACCTCGCACCAACAGGAATAAAACTCCGTTTCCTCCTGCTGCCGTCTGCCATCAACAACGCTCGGCACCTTGCGAATTATCTTGATTCTGCCTGTCATTGTGCTGCACCTCCGTATATTTCTTTCAAAAGCATTGAGGAGGCAGCAGAGGCAAGCAGTTTCGTGTCGCTCCGGTATTTGTCACGGTTGTCGTAGAGTTCTTTCACGGATATAAACGCAAGCAGCTTTTGACGGCTTGTGAGGCTGTACTGGTCGAAATTCGGAATCAGTTCCGTCATTTCCTGCATGGTCACATCAAACATCAATTCAAGGATTTCCATGTCGTCATCATAGTCGATGTGACAATATACCTTGCATGTGGCAATCAGACCGTCTCTGTATTTCTCTTTTTCTTCATCCGTCATGTTTCTCACCTGCTTTCAATAGCAGGACGGATTCACCGCCCTGCTGCTTTGTTACCCGTTGACAACCTCTGTGATTTCGCCCTTGATGACTGCATCTTTGTCAACCGCCTGCACATCGAAACGGTCACGAACCTTGAGACCTGTCATGTCCTTATCCCATAACCCCGCACCTTTGTCATTGAGGTCGATTGTCAGAACATTTCTGTCAAAAAGTGTGATAGCCTCTTTCAAGTCACCGCAGAAAACAGGATGCTTGTACCCGTCGATTGTATGACCATCGCTGTTCATAATCGGTGTGGACTTGAGTGTTTTCTTTGACAGCTTCACGATTCTGTATTCTCCGAAAAGCATCTTTCCCTTTGTCTGCTGTGTTGGGTCTTTCTGTAAAATATAATTTCCGTCTTTATCCTTTAACTTGTCGAGGTAGTTGAAACCGCTCTGATTCGTGATGACGATTGAGGATTCTGCAATCGCAGGGTCTAACTGCTCATTGAAAATGTCCTTGAGGCTGTCGAGGTTCTCCACTGTGGCCTCTTTTCCCTTTGTCATTTCGTTGAGTACCTTGAGAATCATTGCGTTACGGGTTGCCTTTGTCTTTTTCGCAATCCATTTGTTGATGTACGCCATGATGTTGGCTGCTGTGTCCTCAAGCAGTTCGGCGGTCATCTTGAGGATTCCACCTTTTTTCTTGACCTTGTACTCAATCGGTAAAAATTTCGGCTCGTCCATCTCCGGAAAATCCGCAGCCTCATCCACGTTGTCGAACGGTGTTGATTCTGCATCAACCTCAATGTTTCGTGTTCCTGTCTTTGTCACAACTCCCTCAACATTGACATACTGCTCAAGGTTGTCGGATGAACGACGCAGTTCGATGATGTCTGTTCGGATGTCCTCCGGAATAGTCACGCCGATTCCGACCTCTCCCTCACTTCCTGCGGTTGTGTCGGATGTGAGTGCGTTCTTGTACACCTCAACATCTGCCTCGTCTGCCTCTCTGTGCAGGAATCCCGCTTTTACGATGTTGACGAACGCTTTCACAAGGTTCTTTTTGTCAACCTTTTTCTCACCGCCGACCTGCTTTGCAGTGCCTTTGTTGACCTTGTCCTCAATACCGCCCTGCTCGTCCTCGTCCAAATCATAGAGGAGGTCGAATCTGCTCTGTAACTCCTTGAGTTCTTCCTTTGCTGTCTTTGCCTTGTCGAGTTTTCCGTCGTTCACAAGGCTCTTGACTTCATTTTTCTTGTCGTTAATCTGTTTCAATAACTTCTGTAATTCCTTATTCATGACTTTCTGTCCTCCATTTCTTACATACCGTAAAGGTATAAATCATCGAGAATCTCCCGTTTTTCTGCCTCGATTCTCTGTTCCTCTGCCTGTGCTGCTGCACTGTTTCTCTTTTCCAGTTCTGCAAGCACCGCATCGACAATGTTTTCTTTTTCAGTTCTCTTGAGTGCCTCCGGAATATTGTTGTATTTCTCAAAATAGTCGGATGCACACGCTGCGACTGCTGCCTTTTCTTCGATTTCGACATTGAAATACTGCTGCATCTTCTTACTGTCGAACCATGTCTCATTGCTCATGAGGCTCTGAATCTTGTCTCTTGTGACACCCTCCTGCACATGTTCCATGTAAACGTCAAGGATTGAATCCTCGCAGAGATTCAACTGTTTTATTACTGCCTTGAAATCGTCTGCGTTGCCGTATGCCATGCACAACGGTTTGTGAATCATTGCTTGTGCCCCTGTTGCAAAATGCAGTTCGTCGCAAGCGAACATGATGACCGATGCGATAGATGCAGCCATTCCGTCGACATAGCCGACTTTGTGTCCGTCGTATCGTTTTAACTGGTTATAGATTGCCAGTCCTGCAAATACGTCTCCACCTCCGGAATTGAAATAAATATCAATGTCCTCATAGCCATCTAACTGGTTGAGAAAATCTGCGATGTCCTGCGGGCATCTGTCCTCCTCGTACCACATGGATTCCCATGTTGCCGATACAATGTCACCG